GAAGAAGGCAGCGCAACAATGCAAATATGGCTAGGGAAGAACATACTTGGCCAGGTAGATAAGCCATCAATACCGCTAGAGTTTGATCTTACCCCAAATTCATCTCCAGTAGAGCAAGCCGCTCAAATACTAGACCAAACATCAAAAGGTTTAATATCCCCCGATATAGCGCAGCAGCTAATTAACAGCATCGCATCAACAATGAGAATCAAAGAAGTAACCGAAATAGCCGAACGCCTGGAAGAGATAGAAAAAATGATGGGCGTCACGGGTGGTTAGTGCTTTAAAGAAACGATTGGATAAGATTGAACCTTTAGCTTTGGCTAATGCAGGAAAGCTAGAAAAGTCTGTTTATGGTGTTGTTGATAAGGTTATCGATGGAAAGCCCAACGTAATAAGACGCTGGAAAGGCACCATAGGTAATATGGTAGCCACTGAAGAAGAACCAACGATCCACTTAGCTGAAAAGCTAGAGCCAGTAATACTCAAGCACAAGAAATATAAATGCTTATTTGGTGGTAGAGCGGCCACTAAGTCTATGTTTGCCATGGACTCTATGATAGGCGAGGTTAACTCAAACGGATCAGGTGTTTTCTGTTTAAGAGAGCAGATGAAATCCTTAAGCCAATCTATCTACAAGGGCATGAATAGCAGGATAACAGCATTAAACTTTGCAGGCTTTAACCCTGTTGAGTCGAAATGGCGTGTAGATCATGCAAATGGTGGAATCATATCATTTGGTGGTTTAAGAAACGTCGAAGACATGAAGTCATTATTTGAGTACAAGTTCTTTCTACTCGAAGAAGCGGCAAACACGTCTCAAGAAGCTATTGACATATTAGGCCCGACCCTTCGAGGTGTACCAGGTGCCGAGCTTTGGTACTTATGGAACCCTAAAAGCGCCAATGACCCCATGAGCCTTGAGTTCATAGCCCCTTATCAGGATGAGCTAGACCGCAACGGCTATTACGAAGACGAATATCACTTAATAATTAACACGTCATACCATGATAACCCCTGGTTTGATAATGATGAGTCATTGGTGACAGAGCTTGCAAAAGATACAGCAAAGCGAGACAAAGGGCTAATGAGCAAAGCGCGGTATAACCATATTTGGAACGGTGCTTTTAGTGATGACATTGAAAACTCACTTATTCAAGAAGATTGGTTCGATGCGTGTATAGACGCCCACCTTAAGCTTGGTTTTGAGCCTAAAGGGGCCAAGATAGCATCACATGACCCGGCAGACGTTGGAGATGATGCTAAAACACTGGCTATAAGACATGGTGTTGTATTCACTCACATGGAAGAAATACAAGCTGTCAATGGGAATGACGCCTTTGATTACGCATGTGGTGAAGCCCTCAAGCAAAATGTTGATGTGTTTGCATGGGATTGTGACGGGATGGGGGCGCTGTTAAGAAACCAGGCAGCCACCAATTTCAAAGGCACAAAGATAAACACTGTCATGTTCAAAGGCTCTGAAGGTGTACATAACCCTGATGCTATTTGTGAGGCTAACGAGTTCTACGGTATTCACGGCAGCAAAACCAACAAAGATGTATACAAGAACAAACGCGCTCAAAACTACGTAGGTATTGCTGAAAGATGCCGCAAGACTTATGAGGCCGTTGTTCATCAGGTGTACTCAGACCCAGACAGTTTAATAAGCTTCTCAAGCGAAATCGATTGCATGTCAAAGCTTAGATCAGAGCTATGTCGATTACCTATCAAACCTAACTCAACCGGTACAATTGAACTTTACTCAAAAGCGGACATGCGAAAAGGCATATTAATGCCAGATGGCTCAAAGCTGCGCATTCCATCGCCTAACCTGGGTGATGACGTGATGATGTCCTTTGATAACGGGTGCATTATAAACAACATAATGAGCTTCAAAGCCCCTCAGCCTATCCGGCCCATAGGAAGAAGATAAATGCTTGAACTAAAAGACATTAAGCGTATGCACGATAAAGCGTATCTTAATGGTCAAACTACCCGCGAGCGGGCCGCTGATGACATGACCTTTTATTGGGTTAGTCAGTGGGATGACGCTTTGTTGGGTGACTCTTCACTATCCTACAAGGGTGAGTTCAATATACTGCGTAAAGCAGGGCGTCAAATCATTGCAGATTTAAGAGCAAACCCTATCCAGATTGATTTCCAACCTAACGATGATGAGCGAGAGGACGGGGCTGACCTAATCGATGGCCTTTACTTATCAGATGACCGAGTAAACACAAGCCTTGAGTCTTATGATAATGCGTCAAGTGAATCCGTGGTATGTGGTGTTGGTGCATGGGAGCTTTATACCGAATATGTATCAAACAGAGCGGGCAATGAAGACCAGGTAATAAGAAGGCGTCCAGTCTACGAAGCTAACAATAAATGTTTTTGGGACCCGAACGCTAAACTTCTGGATAAATCAGATGCTAAATATGTTTCTTTGCTAACCGCTTATTCATACGATGGATACCGCGAACTGATCAAGGAAGAAACAGGCGAAGATATTGGAGAAAAGCAAAGCTTTAATTACTCATCATTTGCCCAGCCAGAACATTCTTACTCATACCCATGGGTACAAAGCCAGAATGAAGTTATTTATGTTGCCTCCTTCTATCATAAGAAGAAAGTAAAAGACAAAGTATTCACTATGCTTGACCCATTGGGCCAGCCTTTAATGATGCTTGAATCGGATCTTGTTGATCACATGGATGAGCTTATTGATGGCGGCTATACGATTGAAGAAGAGCGAAAAATAACCCGTTGGCAGGTTACAAAATACATAGCATCAGGTGCGCAGGTTATATCTGATTACGTTATAGCAGGAGAAAATCTGCCTGTTGTCCCTATGTACGGTGAGCGCTCTTTTGTTGAAGATGAGGAGCATTACGAAGGTGTAACACGTTTAGCAAAAGACCCTCAGAGATTAAGGAACTTCCAGCTAAGCTATCTTGCTGACATTACGTCAAGATCACCACGGCCTAAGCCTATATTCTTTGCTGAGCAGATTCTCGGCCATGAGCACATGTACGAGGAAAACGGTGCTGATTCCAATTTCCCTTACAATCTTCAAAACAGGGTAAGCGCAAATGGTGAACCGTTACCTGTTGGGCCGGTGGCTCAAATGCCTGAACAACCTGTGCCTACATCATTGGTTACATCTATTGAGCTATCAAGACAAGCCGTTGAGGACGTAGCAAACCCTGGGCTACCTCAAGATATAGCTGATCCCGATTTATCCGGCAAAGCTGTCATGGCCCTACAGAATCGGCTTGACCAGCAATCCCTTGTTTACCAGCAAAACCTTAAGCATGCCAAGCGCCGTGACGCAGAGATTTATGCCTCTATGGCGTCAAGTGTTTACGATGCACCAAGACAGGTCTTATTAACTTTGCCAGACGGTTCTACTAAATCAACCGAGGTAATGGAGTCTATTCAAGACGAAGAAACAGGCGAAATGCTTGTTCTGAATGACATTACCAATATGGAATTCAATGTATTTGCAGAGATCGGCCCCAGTTACGCAACGAAGAAAGAGCAGACCATTGAACAGCTTAGCTCTATGGCTACAGCAGTAGCCCAGGTTGACCCGGCTTTAATGAAATTATTGATATTAAAACAAGCCACCTTGATTGACGGTGTGGCTTTTGATGATATTCGAGATTACGCACGTAAGCAGTTAATTCTTAGTGGTGTCGTTGAGCCTGAAACCGATGAAGAAAAAGAAATGGTTGCTCAAGCTCAACAAGGTCAAGAGCCTGATCCTATGATGATTGCCGCTCAAGCTGAAGATAAAAAGGCTGAAGCTCAAATAATGCGTGAACAACGACAATCACAAGTGGACCAGGCCAGAGCACAAAACGAGCAAGGCAAGTTACAGGTCGATGTATTTAGAGCAGAGACAGAGCGCGCTAATGTAGAGGTATCAGCTCAAGAAACAGGTGCAAATATTGAATTCACCAAGATAAAAACACAAGGCCAGCAAATCGACAATGTATCGAAGCTGACCGAGCCTTATAGGGCAAGAGTTAACCACTGAAGCCGACAGGTAAAACGGCAATCTTATCTGTGAGATACACAGAGTTATCGCTAATACCAATGCGAGGCAAGACATGACTGAGAAAACACTAGATGACCTTAAAGCCGAAAACGCTAAAGCCGAAGAAGAAGCTAAGCCCTTACCGCAAGAGGGTGAAGAAGAACTTGAGGCGGACGCGATTGAAGAAGACCTGGAAGTAAACGAAGAGGACGCGGAAACCTCTGAAGGTGAAACCGGTGATTCTAATATTGAAAGCTGGATGGACTCTGGCGATGACCAGTCAAGCGCTGATGAAATTCCAAACGCTGCCTGGAAAGGTGCCCGTGAGCATTATAAGGGTAAATTATCCAAAGCCAAGGAAGAACATGACGCCGAAATCAGTAAGTTACAGGCTAAAGTTGCCGAATTGGAAAAAGGTTCGCCACCCGCGAAACAGCTAAACCGGCCTAAACGTGAAGATTATTTTGACCAAGATGATCCTGATGGTGCTTATATTGAAGCATTGACAGATTTCAACGCGGAAAAACTAGTAGCGAAACAGGCGGCACAAGCCAAAGAAGCCGAATCCAACAGGCAGCAGAAAGCATTTACTGATGAAATAAATGCAGGTGTTGATCAGCACTACGAGCGTGCAGCAAAGCTTTCCGAAGAAAGTGGAATCAAAGCAGAGAATTATCAAGCATCAGATCGAACAGTAAGAGCAGCAATTGACGCTGTATTACCAGGAAGTGGCGATGCTATAACCGATAAACTCATTACAGATTTGGGTGATGGTAGCGAAAAGGTTTTTTATAGCCTTGGTGTTAATACTGCCAAACGCACCAAATTACAGAGCTTATTAACTGCTGATTCCAGTGGTCTTAAAGCCGCCATGTATTTAGGCGAGCTTAAATCACAATTGAATGCACCTCAAAAACGAAAAACAAATGCACCTAAACCCGCGCCTAATTTAAGCGGCGATGCTGCTGGCGGTGATGAGCACAAAGCTTTGAAGAAAGAGTATGACAAAGCAAGTGCTGCAAATGACACGCAAGCGGCCTTTAACGCCAGAATGAAGGCGAGGCAAGCAGGTGCCAACGTAAACAATTGGTAATTAGGAGATAGCTAATGCCTAGCACAGGTAAGATTGTAGAGGTTCTTTTGCAGAATGCTGTAGAAACATATGAACCTCAAGATATGCTGCTTGATAAGGTTGATTTTTACGAACCTGATCCGGCAAAAATGCAAAATGGCAACAACTTTGTATGGCGTTCAGTCCAACAGCATGCGCCCATTATATCCGGTTGGGATATGACAGGTAACGAGCAAGAAATCATTGAAGAAACATATCCCGCTATATTGGGTACGCCTTCTAATGATTTTGTTCAGCAGCGTGCAGATGATATGCGTGATACCCAATTTTGGGAAAAGCGCGGTAAGCAATCAGGAAGGCAGCAAGCAACGGAACTTAACCGGGCAATTGCGGCTGCCATGACAACGCAAGGATCTATGTTTTATCGCTCAAATGCTACAAGTGGTTACGACTTCATTTCTGAAGCTCAAGCCACAATGAATGAGCGACAAGGTATGGATAATGGCCGTTGTTACTTGATTAATGATCGTGACACCAAGTTGTTTAGTACCGACTTAGCGGCACGTCAAACGGTACAGGGGCGGCCAGAAGGTGCTTGGGCTAAAGGCCAGATAGGTGCAAACGTTGCTGAATTCGATGTTTCCACCGGCTCATTCTTGCCTAACCTGGCAGGTGGTGCGAACCCAGCAACCACAGTAACGGGTGCTCAGTCCTTTAAACCTGAAGGTGGGTCAATTGATGCTGTAACAGGTGTTGCTACTAACGTAGATTACCGATCAGCGGTAATTCCCGTGGCAGCTTCTGGAAGTTACAATGTTGGTGATAAAGTAACTATTGGCGCGGTTCAGTCAGTTGGTCTTGCGGATAAAACACCGTCCGGCCAATTAATGACCTTTACCATTGTTGCTAAACCTACTGCTACTTCAATTACAGTCTATCCTAAACCGATAGCTGCTGATGATGGGGCATTGACTCTCACCGAAAAAGCTTATGCTAATATCGATACCACTATTGCTAATGCGGATACTGTTGACCGTCTGAATATTGACGCGACCAACAAAGTAAATCTGTTTTGGGATAAGGATGCGGTTGAGGTACTTGGTGGGACTATTCCTGCTGACCTGTTTAAGCAGTTTAGCGGATATAAGTCAGTTAGCCACACAATGAAGAATGGTCAAGAAATGTACATGATTTTTGATGGAAACATTGCGACTATGAACTTCAGGTATCGTTTGTTCACATGGTACGGAATCACTATCAAAGACCCTTCACGGGTTGGCGTTGGTGTAACCTACTAAACTATAAGGGGCTTAACGGCCCCTTTCTTATGAGGGTAATAAAATGGCTACATGGCTACACAAAGACGGTGAAAAAGAATTAGTTGATGCAACTTATGTTCCTTCGATGCTAAATACTGGATGGACTGCTGATCCGGAAGGCGAAACCTTGAGCGAAGAGGAAGGTTCTGAGGCATCAAATGATGATATTCGCGAAGCCGCTAAAGCCGCTGG